GGTGAGAAACTTCCTTCTGAAGAGGAACTCACACGGTGGGCAGAAATCTTTGAAACACATCGTAAGATTGTGGGAACATCAAGCAAACCGAAAACACGGAAGCAGATATTCAAGTGGCTTCAGAACCCTCATTCCGATTCAGCGGAGTATAAGATGTGGGGCAACGGCGTGGCACTGCCCAATGTGGTGTATGTGCTGACAGGCATCGTGTACTATACACAAAATAAAGGGGTGTAAATCTACAAACTTTCTCCCTTGTATTTTGAACATATTACTTGCTATTTTGAGCCTTTAGAGTGATATATGTAGTACCGAAAATTAAAGGAGGTACTCACAATGAGAATTCATTACAATGTTCCCGGTAAAAAACGCAAGGAACTGGCACAGACCATAGCCACATGGCTTGAGGCAGACTGCAGGTACAATGGAGTTCCCACCTGTGCATACGAAGTGGACTACTTCACAATCGACAAGGAAGGCAACCTGCTGTTTGACGATATGGCAGACAGCGAGGTTATCGAAAAACTTCTGGAGCATCTTTACGATGAGGGATTTGAAAGCGACATCTCAGAGTATGACAGCAAACAGCAAGAGCCTGTAATTTCCGAAGAAGAGCCGATGGAAGATTGCCCGCCGGATTGCCTTACTCCTTCCGAAAACAAGCCACAGGGCGAAACGGTGGGACTTACGGTGGAGATTCCCCTTGATAAGGTTGCGGTCGGTAACCTTACAAATCTTCTGGATGCCAAGGGCAGCCTTATAAAGAAAGCCTTGGGCATTCCTGCAACGCCAATCGAAGTCGGAGAGGAAAGGATTTCCTTTCCTTGGTTCGAGAATGGTTTGGATGCAGATGAGGTCAAGGCTTATAGCCATTTCATTGCTGCCCTTTGTGAAATGAGTCGAAATCAGAAACGCATCAGTGCAACGGAAAAAGCAGTCGACAACGAGAAATACGCATTCCGCTGTTTTCTCCTTCGCCTCGGCTTTATCGGGAACGAATACAAGACCGAGAGAAAAATCCTGCTCCGCAATCTTTCCGGCAGCAGTGCTTTCAAAGGAGGTGCCAAGAATGAGATTTCCGAATAAAGAAACGGTTGAGCGTGTAAGAAAAGCCTATCCCGTTGGATGCCGTGTGGAGCTTGTCCGAATGGACGATGAACAGGCTCCCCCGATCGGAACAAAGGGTACGGTCAGAGGTGTGGATGACACAGCCTCCATCATGGTTAGATGGGATACAGGCTCCGGATTGAATGTAGTGTACGGTGTCGATATTTGTCGAAAACTGGACGCAGTGTCCATTACCTGTTACGGTAGCACCGAGGTTTGGGATAGCAGAAAAGAGGCTGTCGACTTCTACCTTGGTGCCATTGCAGGGTCAGAGGGCAGTGAGTGTGAACGCTATACCAAGATTTACACCGAACTGCTTATGGGCAAGGAGGTCTGCAGCGATGAATACTAAAGTGAAAGAGCAGATTCTCGCCATCCGTGCCACAGGACGAACCAATATGTTTGATGTTCCAATGGTGCAGTACATTGCAAACCAGATGCATTTTTACGAATTGGTGGTGTACCTTGAGGAGTACCGAAAGGAATACACCCACTTCATTCTCACAGGCGAAACGGAGGACTGATTATGTGGAAAGAAGGAACTATCGGCATACCGAAGAAAGCCGGCGGCTACAAAGCAGTCCACTACTGGATTAAGGTTTATGAGGAAGGCAGCCAGTTTGGCATCAACGGCGGTAAAATCAGCAAGCTGATGCTGAAACTCGATGGCGAGATTATTGCCAACTATGACAGAGGTTGGGATGTTGACCCCACAACCGAAGAAGCCAATCTTGCCCTTTGCATTTTACTGAACGAACACAATTAAAAATCCTGTAAAGGCAGGACGGAGCCGAGAGGCTCTGTTCCTCGTATACGCAAAGTCGCACCGAATATGGTGGCGGCTATTTTTTATGCCATTTTTGAGGAGGTGACGGCATTTGAGAAAACTGAAAAACTATAAGCCAACCCGCTTTATGGCGGAGGGCAGCTATTATGATAAAGATGCCGCCGACCACGCAGTATGCTTTATCGAAAAATTCTGCTGTCACACTAAAGGCACATGGGATGGAAAACCCTTTGAACTGATTGACTGGCAGGAGCAGATTATCCGAGATATCTTCGGTGTCCTCAAACCAAACGGATACAGGCAGTTCAACACAGCCTATATTGAAATTCCAAAGAAACAAGGTAAATCGGAACTGGCAGCGGCAGTGGCGCTGTATCTTTTATGTGCTGATTTTGAACCGGGTGCAGAGGTTTACGGCTGTGCTGCTGATAAAGACCAAGCACGAATCGTATTTGACGTTGCTTTAGAAATGGTAAGGCGAAGTCCTCTGCTTAAAAATAAGATGACCATCCAGGCAAGCCAGAAGACTATGACCTACAATCCTACGGGAAGTAAGTACAAGGCACTGTCTGCGGATGTGGCAAATAAGCATGGTTTCAATACCCACGGTGTTATTTTTGATGAGCTGCATACCCAACCGAACAGAAAATTGTTTGATGTAATGACCAAGGGTTCCGGCGATGCAAGAATGCAGCCGCTTTATTTCCTGATCACAACGGCGGGAAATGATATACAGTCGATCTGTTATGAAACGCACCAAAAGGCAAAGGATATCATCGAAGGAAGAAAAGTGGACCCTACCTTCTACCCTGTGATTTATGGTGCAGAAGACGATGATGACTGGACAGACCCGGAAGTATGGAAGAAAGCCAATCCTTCCCTTGGTGTGACGGTTGGTATCGATAAGGTGCAGCAAGCCTGTGAACAGGCAAAGCAGAACCCCGGCGAAGAGAATGCATTCCGACAGTTAAGGCTAAATCAGTGGGTCAAGCAGGCTGTTCGTTGGATGCCGATGGCGGTTTGGGATGCCTGTGCATTTCCTACCGATAAATCGGAACTGGAAGGGCGTGTCTGCTACGGCGGTCTTGACCTTTCAAGTACAACGGATATCACTGCATTTGTGTTGGTGTTTCCGCCGGAAGATGAGGATGATAAATATATCATTCTGCCTTACTTCTGGATTCCGGAAGACAACATCGACCTGCGTGTGCGCCGTGACCATGTGCCGTATGACATTTGGGAGCGTCAGGACTTGCTTATGACTACCGAGGGCAATGTTATCGAGTCTTTGGGTGAGAAATATAACATCCGTGAAATTGCCTATGACCGTTGGGGCGCTGTGCAGATGGTACAGAACCTTGAAGGTATGGGATTTACGGTAGTACCTTTTGGGCAGGGATATAAGGATATGTCGCCTCCTACAAAGGAACTGATGAAACTTGCGATGGAGAAGAAACTGGCTCATGGCGGGCATCCTGTTCTTCGTTGGATGATGGATAACATCTACATCAAGACAGACCCTGCCGGAAATATCAAAGCAGATAAAGCCAAATCCACAGAGAAGATTGACGGTGCTGTTGCAACGATTATGGCACTTGACCGTGCGATTCGTTGTGGTAATAGCAATAGTGCCTCGGTTTATGATGACCGTGGAATTTTATTTATTTAACCCCTTGCACATTCTGATTATGTGTGCTAATATTAGATTACAAAATATTATACCACATTATCAGAAAGGGGTGTTGAGTATGGCAGTAACTGTCTCCGTTACATTAACTGATGAAGAATATGAGGAGGTTTTGGTTAAATCCAAAGCAATAGGTTTATCTGTTGCACAGTATGTAAAGAAGTATCCAATCTCAGTAGATGATTTTGATAGCAGATATTCATACCTTAAGGAACAGGCACTTTTACAGCCTGCAGGAGTTCCCTTTACGGTTATGTCTTTGTTTGATGATTGGGATACTATCCCACGAGGAGTAAAACTGTCGCTGGGAAGAAATTTTTATCATCTTGTAAAGAGGGAAACCCAAGAACTAATTCAGATAAAACCTGCGGGAAAAACAAGTTCCAATGTTCAGCTATATGTTAAGGAGGGATAATCGATGCAACCAGATTATGTAAAAAGAAGAGTGGAGCGAGAAATTGTAGACACTATGAAAAAATATCCCGGTGGTCGAGATACAAGAAAACTTATATCAGAAGTATTGGGAAATCTTCAAAAAACTTACCCATCTCTTAACAGGTATCATGTTGCAGGTATGTTGGCTTGGATTCTCCAAAAGTATAATTTTTCATTAACTACACGCTATCCTGGATTTATGGTTAGTGTGTGAAACTAAAAATTCTGGAGGAATGTAAAATGTTATATTCAGTTGATTCTATGAAATATGTAACAACACTGCCTCATGGCAAGGACTATGATAATTGGAAAAACCATATTTCTGATGCAGATTACGACAAAGTGGTAGATGCCATTAACATCCTTGTTGATGCAAAAGAAATTAATACTGCTGGGTGGATGCCTGGTAGCAATTGGGATGGAACAGTGTATGAACCTCTATATTATGCTTGTGGGAAGAATCAAACTCAAGCGGGGATGTTTTTTGGATTGATTGTCTTTAAAACTCTTATGGAAAGAGAAGATAAAGTATGGGGATTCGGTAGATACGGTGATATTAAAAGCATGACTTATTTTGTGCTTGATAATCCTCCACCTAAAAAGTAAATAACTATTATGGATTAGCATCTGTCAAATAAACGGCAGGTGCTTTTCTTATGCCTATTTTTAAGAAGGGAGCGTGATTCTTATGGGAATTTTATCAGGCATATTCAAGGCGAGAGATAAGCCCGAAAACAGAACGGCGGGCAGTGCCTACACATTTTATATGGGTGGTTCGACTTCAGGCAAAAATGTGACGGAACGTTCTGCCATGCAAATGACAGCGGTGTATTCCTGTGTCCGTATCCTGGCAGAAGCAGTAGCAGGACTTCCCCTGCACCTATACAGATATAATGCCGATGGTGGCAAAGAAAAAGCCATTGACCATCCGCTTTACCGATTGCTCCATGATGAGCCGAATCCGGAAATGAGTTCTTTCGTATTCCGAGAAACACTCATGACCCATCTGCTTTTGTGGGGGAATGCTTATGCCCAAGTCATCCGTAACGGCAAGAACGAGGTGGTTGCCCTTTATCCCCTGATGCCAAACAAGATGTCGGTAGACAGGGATGAAAACGGACAGTTGTATTACACCTATTACCGTGGCTCGGATGAAGCTATTAAAAATAAAGAATTTGCGGTTACCTTGCAGCCTTCCGATGTGCTGCATATTCCCGGACTTGGGTTTGATGGATTGGTGGGATATTCTCCGATTGCAATGGCAAAGAACGCCATTGGTATGGCCATTGCCTGTGAGGAATACGGTGCCAAGTTCTTCGCCAATGGTGCAACGCTAGGTGGAGTGTTGGAACATCCGGGTACTATCAAAGACCCACAGCGAGTCAGGGAGAGTTGGCAGGCTGCCTTTGGTGGCAGTGCCAATGCCAATAAGGTTGCAGTTTTGGAAGAAGGAATGAAGTATACTCCGATTTCCATTTCTCCGGAACAGGCACAGTTCCTGGAAACACGCAAATTCCAAATCAATGAAATTGCTCGAATTTTCAGAGTCCCTCCCCATATGGTGGGTGACCTTGAGAAGTCGAGCTTTTCTAATATTGAGCAGCAGTCCCTTGAATTTGTGAAATACACCTTGGACCCGTGGGTCATCCGTTGGGAGCAGTCCATTATGAGGGCATTGCTTTCCAATACGGAAAAGAAGGATTATTTCGTGAAATTCAATCTGGAAGGTCTGCTCCGTGGCGATTACCAAAGCCGTATGAACGGCTACGCCATTGGTCGCCAGAATGGTTGGATGTCTGCAAATGATATCCGCGAACTGGAAAACCTCGACCGTATTCCTGCGGAAGAAGGCGGCGACCTTTACCTTATTAACGGCAATATGCTCCCCTTAAAAGATGCGGGTGCTTTTGCAAATACAACTGACAATGACGGAAAGGAGGAAAAACCCGATGAAGAAGTTCTGGAAGTGGAAGAACCAGGCACAGACGGAAATGATGCCGGAGGCGAGGACACTGTTTCTGAACGGAACAATCGCAGAAGAAAGTTGGTTTGATGATGATGTCACACCACAGCTTTTCAAAGATGAACTGATGGCAGGCTCCGGTGATATTACCGTTTGGATTAACTCGCCCGGAGGTGACTGTGTGGCGGCTGCCCAAATTTACAATATGCTGATGGATTACAAGGGCAATGTCACGGTCAAGATTGACGGTATCGCTGCCTCCGCAGCATCCGTGATTGCGATGGCAGGCACAAAGGTGCTGATGTCCCCTGTGTCCATGATGATGATTCACAATCCGATGACGGTTGCTTTCGGTGATTCTGCGGAAATGCAGAAAGCCATCGAAATGCTGGCAAGCGTGAAGGATTCCATCATCAATGCCTATGAAATCAAAACCGGATTGTCCCGCACAAAGCTGTCACACCTTATGGACGCTGAAACATGGATGGATGCAACCAAGGCCGTGGAACTCGGCTTTGCAGATGAAATCATGCAGCGTTCCGGAAGTGCCGAGGATATGGAGCCACCTGTGGTTTCCATGCTTTATTCCAAGGCAAATGTGGTCGATTCCCTTATGGATAAGGTTGCCGCCAAATGTGCAATCAAGTCCGAACCACCCCGTAAAACCAAAGCCGATGACCTTATGGCAAGGCTAAATCTTATCAAAAATTGGAGGTAATTTATTATGACGATTAATGAACTGCGCGAAAAGCGTAACCAGGCTTGGCAGGCTGCAAAGGCATTTGTGGAAACCAAGCGCGACAATGACGGTCTGCTTTCCGATGAGGACGCAAAGACCTATGCACAGATGGAGAAGAAAGTTCAGGACTATGGTGCTGAAATCGAGCGTATGGAGGCTATGGCAGCTATGGATGCACAGCTTTCCAAACCTACTTCTGTTCCGATTACGGAAAAGCCTATGAACGGCAATTCCGCACATGACCAGAAGCCTAAGACCGGACGTGCTTCTGATGCTTACAAGGACGGTATGCTTAAGGCACTCCGTACCAACTTCCGTAATGTATCCAATGTTCTCCAGGAGGGTGTTGATGCCGATGGTGGTTACCTTGTTCCGGAAGAGTACGATACCCGTTTGATTGAGGCATTGGAGGAAGAAAACATCTTCCGTAAACTCGGTCATACCATTACTACCAGCGGTGAGCGTAAAATCAACATTGCAGCCACTAAGCCTGCGGCAGCGTGGATTGACGAAGGTGAGGAACTTACCTGGGGTGATGCAAAGTTCGCCCAGATCAATTTGGATGCCCACAAGCTTCATGTTGCTGTGAAGGTAACTGAGGAGCTTCTGTATGACAATGCATTCGGTCTTGAGAAGTACATTCTCCATCAGTTTGCAAAGGCTCTCGCCAATGCAGAAGAGGATGCTTTCCTCAACGGTACCGGTGTAGGTCAGCCTTTGGGTCTGCTTGCATCTGAAGGTGGTGCGGAAATCGGGGTGACTGCTGCATCTGCAACGGACATCACTGCCGATGAACTCATCGACCTTGTGTACTCCCTTAAGCGTCCTTACCGTAAGAATGCGAAGTTCATCTGCAATGACCAGACCTTGGCTGCCATCCGTAAGCTGACTGACAAGAACGGTCGTTACCTTTGGCAGGATTCCGTGCAAGCGGGAGAACCTGGCAGACTGTTGGGTTATGAGGTACACACTTCTCCTTATTTCCCTGTAATCACTGCGGGTATGCCTGCCATTGCCTTTGGTGACTACAGTTACTACAACATCGGTGACCGTGGTACTCGTTCCTTTGCGGAACTTAAGGAACTCTTCGCCGGAAACGGTATGGTCGGCTTTGTTGCCAAGGAGCGTGTAGACGGAAAGTTGGTACTTCCTGAAGCTGTGAAGTTGCTCACTATGGCTACTGCCTAAGATGGGAGGTGGCGGTGATGAGCGAACTTCTGACGAAGGTTAAGGAAAATCTGATACTGGAACATTCAGCGGATGATGGACTGATTGAAAGGTTCATCACCGCCGCCGTTTCTTATGCGGAAAGTTATCAGCACATCAGCAGGATATTATACGGAAAATGCGATGCCAGCCACTACCGAACAGGCAGTGATTATGCTGGCATCCCATTTTTATGAATCCAGAGACGGCTCTACAGGCGGTTTCTTTGCTGATAATGTGCAGGCAGGTCAGCAGGTGTGGAACACGGTCAACCTTCTTTTAAGGCTCGACCGAGATTGGAAGGTGTGACATGAGTTTCGGAAAAATGAATGGCTTTGCAGACATTATTGCCACGAAAAATCTAAAGGACAGCGAGGGTTTCTCTACTACAACAGATGAAATCCTCGCCTCTGTCCGTGTTTACAGAGAAGGTCGTCACGGCAGTGAGCGTTGGGCAAACCTTGCGGCATTCTCCGAGGCAACCGACCTGTTCCGTTTCCGATGTATACCAGGTCTTACCGTTACCACTGACCACATTTTGGTCTGTGAGGAAGGGCGTTTTGAAATTACGTCCGTGGAGGATGTCAAGGGGCGTGGAATGTATACGGAGGTTCTTGCGAAAAAGGTGGTGGCATCCAGTGGCTAAAGTAGATATTAAGATGCCGGAGGACTTTCTGGAGCGTATCTCAAGGCTTGGTTCAGACTTTGACCCTGTGGCACAGAAAGTGCTTGAAGCCGGAGGCGAGATTGTTCTTGCCAAGGCACAGAGCAACCTTTCTTCTATAGTAGGCAGTGGTACAAAGTATGAATCCCGCTCCACGGGAGAACTGGAAAGTGCCCTTGGTCTGTCTGCTGTGAAGATGGATAAAAACGGCAATCACAATATCAAGGTTGGCTTTGCAGAACCCCGCAGTGATGGTATCAGCAATGCAAAACTGGCGAATATCATCGAATATGGCAAACACGGCCAGCCTGCCAAACCTTTTATGAAACCTGCAAAAACTGCATCCCGTGCTGCCTGTATCAGTGCCATGCAGGATAAATTTGAAGAGGAGGTCAGAAAGCTGTGAGTATACTGTCAGATATCAATATGACTTTGGAGCAACTTGGCATTCCGCTTGAAACGGGTGTCTTTAAAGGACAGGCTCCGGATAAATATATCGTAGTAGTTCCTATGGCAGACAGCTTTGAACTTCATGCAGACAATACTCCTGGCTGTGACATCCAAGAGGCTCGAATTTCTCTGTATGCCAAAGGCAGCTATACAAAAGATAAAAATGCAATTGTCCGTGCCTTGCTTGGCGCGGATTTTACCATAACCGACCGCAGATATATCGGTTATGAAACCGAAACAGGCTACTTCCATTACAACGTGGATGTGGCAAAACACTATGAAATGGAGGAATAAACAATGGCTACTATCGGTCTTGATAAACTTTACGCCAAAATCACCGAAGATGAAACGGGAGATGAAACCTACGGCACTCCGGTGCAACTGGCAAAGGCAATGAACGCCGACCTTTCGGTGGAACTTGCCGAGGCAACCCTTTATGCCGATGATGGTGCATCGGAAATCGTGAAGGAATTTAAGAACGGCACACTTTCCCTTGGTGTGGATGATATCGGTGCTTCTGTGGCATCCGACCTTACGGGTGCGACCATCGATGCAAACGGTGTAGTGGTATCTGCAAGCGAGGATGGAGGCGAACCTGTAGCTGTGGGTTTCCGTGCAAAGAAATCCAACGGCAAATACAAGTATTACTGGCTCTACCGTGTGAAGTTCGGTATTCCTGCCACAAACCTTGCTACCAAGGGTGACAGTATTACTTTCTCTACACCTACCATCGAGGGCACGATTCTTCGCCGTAACAAAGTGGACGGCAAGGGCAAGCATCCTTGGAAGGCAGAGGTCACGGAGGGTGATGCTGCCGTAACTTCGGAAATCATCAAAAACTGGTATCAGGAAGTGTATGAACCTTCCTATGCTACGGAAACGGCTGAGTAAGGAGGCTATGACACATGGATAAAGAACGCTCTGCAATTATCAATATCGGCGGTGATGAGTATTTACTGCTTCTCACTACCAAAGCTACCAAGGAAATCGCAGGACGCTACGGCGGTTTGGAGAACCTTGGTGACAAGCTGATGAAATCCGTCCGAGAATTTCGAGATGGCTATTGGCGAAATCGTGTGGCTGATTACCCTTTTGGCTAACCAGTCTATCCTTGTTCATAATCTGAAAAATAAGGACAACAAGAAGGATATTCTCACAGAAGAAATGGTGGAACTTTTGACTTCTCCTTTGGATCTGGCAGACTACAAGGTTGCCATTACGGAGGCTTTGTATAAGGGCACCAAGCGTAATATCCAAAGCGAGGACAACTCAAAAAACGCAGTGGTCGGGTAACAGACGAGGAACTGTTCACCCGGCTATTGTATTACGGCATCAGTCAGCTTCATCTGTCAATGGATGAGGTGTGGCTGATGCCGTTTGGTTTGCTGTTGGATTTGTGGGAGTGCCACAAGCAGTACACAGGCGCAGCAAAACCGAAACGAGAGTATTTCATTGACGATATCATTCCGGACGGGATTTAAGGAGGTGGTTTGATGGCGGATGATTTTGGTCTGAAGATTGGTCTTGAAGGTGAAAAAGAATTTAAGAAAGCGTTGTCCGAAATCAACCAGTCCTTTAAGGTTCTGGGGTCGGAAATGAAGGTTGTGACCTCGCAGTTCGACAAAAACGATAATTCCGTGCAGGCACTGACCACAAGAAATCAGGTGCTGAATAAGGAAATCGAGGCACAGAAACAAAAAATCGAAACTTTAAGGCAGGCGCTTGCCAATGCCTCCGAGTCTTTTGGCGAAAATGACCGAAGAACACAGCAGTGGCAGATTCAGCTTAATAACGCTACGGCGGCGCTCAATGATATGGAGCGTGAACTTGACCGTAATAATACGGCTTTGGACGAAGCGGAGCGTGAGATGGATGATGCCGCCGACGCTGCGGATGATCTGGAAGAAGAAATTGAAGATGCCGGAGATGCTGCCGATGATTCCGAGGGCAAATTCTCAAAACTTGGTGGAACATTAAAAGCTGTTGGTGTGGCAATGGGTGCGGTGGTCACGGCTGCCGCTGCCGCCGCCGTTTCACTCGGAAAAGCAGTGGTAGAAGCCTACGGTGAGTATGAGCAGTTAGTCGGTGGTATCGATACGCTGTTTAAAGACTCCTCTGCATCTTTGCAGGAATACGCCAATAATGCCTACAAGACAGCGGGTATGTCGGCAAATGACTATATGTCCACGGTCACATCTTTTTCTGCATCTCTGATTTCTTCCCTTGGGGGCGATACTGAGGCAGCAGTGAAGTATGCGGATATGGCCATTACTGATATGGCGGATAACGCCAACAAGATGGGTACAGACATATCCCTCATTCAGAATGCCTACCAGGGATTTGCCAAGCAAAATTATACAATGCTTGACAATCTGAAACTTGGTTATGGTGGTACCAAGACCGAAATGGAACGTCTGCTTGCTGATGCACAGGCTATTTCCGGTATTGAATATGACATCAGTTCCTATGCGGATGTGGTGGAGGCTATCCACGTTATCCAGGAAAGTATGGGTGTGGCAGGTGCAACGGCAGCAGAAGCCGAGCATACCATCGAAGGTTCTGTGAACGCCATGAAGGCTGCCATCGATAACCTTATCGTTGGTTTTGGTAATGCAGATGCTGACATTGAGTTGCTCTGCAACAATGTGGTGGATGCGTTCCAGGATGTGCTGACCAATATTACTCCGGTCATTGAAAATATCATCTCGGCATTGCCAACGGCTCTGAACGCACTGCTCTCGACCGTGGGAGAATTACTGCCGACCTTATTGGATACGGTAGTTGACCTGTTCTCTCAAGTGTTGAATACCATACTGACCATGCTGCCGGAACTCATCCCTGTGGTCATTGATGCGTTAATGACCATTGTGAATACGCTGATAGAAAATCTGCCTCTGCTTATCGATGCCGCCATTCAGATAGTGATGTCTTTGGTACAGGGCATTGGAGAGGCTCTGCCTACATTGATTCCAACAGCAGTACAGGCGGTCATTACCATTGTGCAGAGTCTGATTGACAGTCTGCCGATGATACTGGATGCGGCTTTGCAGCTTATCATGGGTCTTGCAGAGGGTCTACTTACAGCCATTCCGGTGCTGATTGAGGCACTGCCGTCCATCATACTTGCCATTGTGGATTTTGTGATTGGGGCAATCCCTCAAATCATAGACGCAGGCATTCAGCTTCTGACCTCATTGGTTTCTGCATTGCCGGAAATTATCGTGGCAATCGTGGAGGCTATCCCGCAGATTATTGAAGGTATCATCACAGCAGTGCTTGGTTCTATTCCGCAGATTATCGAGGCAGGCATCGACCTTTTAGTGGCACTTATCCAGGCACTGCCGGAAATCATTACAACGATTGTTGCTGCAATTCCTGAAATTATCGGTTCTGTAGTCAATGCACTCATTAACAGCATTCCGCAAATCGTACAGGCAGGCATTACTTTGCTGACTTCACTGATTAAGAACCTGCCGACTATTATCGTGACAATCGTGAAGGCTGTGCCTCAGATTATTTCCGGACTTGTGAATGCCTTAAGCAAAGGCGTATCCCAAATGGCGCAGGTCGGCGGTAACCTTGTCAAAGGTTTGTGGCAGGGTATTCAGTCCCTTGCATCCTGGCTTTGGAATAAGGTGTCCGGTTGGATTTCTTCTATCTGGGACGGTATCTGTGATTTCTTCGGCATCCATTCGCCTTCGGATGAGATGGCATGGATTGGCGAGATGTTGGTAGAAGGCTTGGCAGGTGCTATCAATACCAGTGGTAAAGATGCCGTTGCAGCCGCCGAAGGCATGAGCCAGGACATCAATGATGTGATGCAGAGTCTTGCGGATGATATGACAACGGCACTGCCTACGGATTTCAATGTGAACGGTACGGTAAATCGAAATGACACCGTTTCCGGCATGGGAACGGGTTATGGCGCGCTGATTACCATTCAGCAGATGATTGTAAGAAGTGAAGAGGATATCCGTAAGATTTCCCAGGAACTTTACAACTTGATTCAGAGTGGTTCCCGTGCACAGGGACACTTCACTACGGCATAAAGGAGGGTTTTGACCTATGGGTTTTATTTTTAATGATATTACATCGGGCAGCATGGGCATCAAAGCCCGTCTGACTTCTTGGCAGGTGTGTGGTAAACTTCGTAACTTTACCACCACCGTGCCTGGTAAATATGGTGTGGCAGATTTTGGTGCAGACTTTGATTACCGTGAAATCAAGATACAGTGCAATATCTATCCGAAGCACAGCTTCACATCCTTGGTATCTGCCTTGGATGATATTGCTGCATGGCTTGACCCTGTGCAGGGACTCTGTCAGCTTGTGCTTGATGATGTGCCAGATAGATATTTTATGGCAAGGCTTAATGATGCAGTGGATTGTGAAAGACTCATCCGTTCGGCGGGCAGTTTTGAACTGAAGTTTTTTTGTCCTGACCCCTTCGGATATGCTATTACGGATGAAACTTTCTCCATTGCGGAGGAAGGGGTTCACACCATTACAAGAACGATTGGCAACATTGAGTCACTGCCTGTGTATCGCATCAAGGGTGTGATAACCGCAGGTGCAAGCAATTATATCAGCATTACCACAAACGGCACGGAACTGAAAATCGTAAATGCCACGCTTTCCGAGGGAGAAACCCTCATCGTGGATACCGATAAAATGACTGCCTATGTGGTGGATGAAAACGGAGAAACGCTCCGTAATGGTCTGTCATATTTGCAGGAACTAAACTTTCCAACACTGGCTGTCGGAGATAACACGGTAACCGTGGAAGTGAGTAATGCCACGCTGACGAAATTACAGATTCAAGCTAAGAGCAGATGGAGGTGACGGTATGGCTCTGAAAACAATTCTGAACAAACAGACAGATTTTACAGGAGAATTTCCTGCGGAGTATGCCGCCTCTGGGCTATGGCGATTCAACGAGTCTACTCCGGATGAAAATACGGCACTTGCCGATTCCTCCGGTTGTGGGCGTAATTTTACTATCGTGAACTGGTCGGGTACTACGGCAAATTTAAGCACAAGTCCAAAGGGTCGCCAGATCCGTTTTAATATCAACAATCCGACCACGGAAAAGACCCACCTACAGGTGACCAATGACGGCAGCATTTTTGCAAATCTTGGCGAGCGTATCATTGTGGGCGGATGGATGTGTCCTACCACTTATTCGGTGGGAAATACATTCTGTCCGATTTTCAATACTCGATACGGTCCGGGGCAGCCTATTTTCTATCTGTCCCTGTATTCCGGTAAGCCCAGAATCATGCTTTATAACTCTTCGGGCGGCCTTATCCTTGATAAAACCGTGACGCCTTCCTTTACATTTAAGAATGGTGGTTGGTATTTTATTGCGGGAGTCATTGAGCTTGCAAATAAACAATTCATCTATGTGGTGGGTGACCGCTCCACAGGCGAAGTTTGGAAATCTGAGGTTTTGACATTTACGGGAGAACTGAATCGTTCCTGTGTTGCAGATCTGGTTATTGGTATGCACGCTACTACCTATTACTATGCAGGTGGTTTTGATGAGTGGTTTCTGGACTGCAATTCAACACTTACCGCAGATGATTTGGTGGATTATTTCAATGCCACAATTCTCTGTAACGGTGCAGACAGTTCTTCGGATGTGGATGCCATTACCGATGCAAGCGGCGTTACTTTGAAAGCAACAAACGGTGTTTATCCGGAAAGTGGTATCCTTTATACCAAGGCGATAGAATGTAACCTTTCCGGTACAGGCAGAGTGTCTTATACCAGTGAGTATGTTGCGGGAACAACGGCAGTGGCATCGGTGGAAACCTCTACCAGTGATGACCTTGTGGATTGGAGCGATTGGGTACCTGTTGGAGCAGACGGCAAGTTGCAATCTCCAAATCGAAACTATATCCGTTTCAAAGTAACGCTGACCACCTCAGAT